AAAGAAGAAATAGCAGAACAACATTTAAAAAATAGAAATGTTCTAGTCGCAAACGGAACGGTAGAACTATGATTGTATCTCCAATCGATTGTTTTTATATTTTAATGATTGCAATAATATTCGGTTTTATAATTCACTTAGAAACCAATGTTAAAGTTCTTTTAGAAATGATGAAAGAACACACCAAATGTGATTCAATAAAAGATTCAATAAACGAAGAATAAAAACCCTCTTGTAATTTTCATAAAACGCTAGTATACTGGACTAGATAAATTATGAAACGAGGTGCTTATGAAATTTATAGATGATTTAGTAAAAGCAACAGGTAACGAATATGCAAATGTCGTTGCTGATGGTGTTGCCGCAGGAGATGTAGATGCCTTTGTTGATACAGGTTCTTACATCTTCAATGCTTTATTAAGTGGTTCACTACACGGTGGACTTCCTTCAAACAAGATTACAGCAATCGCAGGTGAATCTGCAACTGGTAAAACATTCTTTGCATTAGGAATGGTCAAACAGTTCTTAGAAGATAATCCTGAGGCGGCAGTAATGTATTTCGAATCTGAATCTGCAATCACAAAAGATATGATTGAAGAGAGAGGAATCGATTCAAGTAGAATTGTTATCGTGCCTGTAGTAACAGTTCAAGAATTCAGAAATCAGGCAATCAATATTCTTGATAGATATCTTGAAACACCAGAGAAAGATAGACCTAAAATGATGTTTGTCTTAGATTCACTTGGTATGTTATCAACTACAAAAGAAATCGAAGATACAGCAGAAGGTAAAGAAACTAAAGATATGACTCGTGCCCAAATCACAAAAGGTGCATTCAGAGTTCTTACTCTTAAGTTAGGTCGTGCTGGTGTGCCAATGATAGTAACGAATCATACTTATGATGTGATTGGTTCAATGTTCCCTCAAAAAGAAATGGGTGGTGGGTCAGGTCTTAAATATGCCGCATCATCAATTATCTATCTTTCTAAGAAGAAAGAAAAAGAAGGAACAGAAATTATTGGAAATATAATTCACTGTAAGAATGCAAAAAGTAGATTGACTGTAGAGAACAGAATCGTAGATGTTAGATTGACATACGATAAAGGTCTAGACAGATATTATGGTTTACTTGACCTAGCATTAGCAAGTGGTGTCTTTAAGAAGGCATCAACGAGAGTTGAATTACCGAATGGCAAAACAGAGTTCGGTAAAACAATCAATAACAATCCAGAAAAATACTTCACACCAGAAGTTATGGAAAGATTAGAAACAGTTGTACAGGATTATTTTAAATATGGAAACAAGAATAGAACAGACAATACTGAAGAATCTGATTCAGAATGAAGAATTCACTCGAAAGGTAATACCCTTTCTTAAAGAAGAATACTTTACAGACCAAACAGATAAATTAGTATTTAATCTTACAAAAGATTATTTCGACAATTACACCAAGAGTCCAACAGTTGAAGCACTTCTTATCAACCTTGATAAAGTGACTACTGTTAGTGATAACATAGTTGCTTCATCAAAAAAACTGTTGGACTCGTTTTCATCAACAGATGATACACCACAAGAATGGTTAGTTGACGAAACAGAATCATGGTGTAAAGACAGAGCAATCTATATTGCAGTCATGGATTCTATCGAAGTTATTGATAAGAAGTCTCAAAGGTCTACAGGTGAAATACCAGAACTTCTCAAAGATGCATTATCTGTATCATTTGATACTCACATCGGTCACGATGTCATTGAAGATGCAGATGATAGATTTGAGTTCTACAATACAGAAGAAGAAAAGATACCATTTGATTTAGAATACTTTAACAAGATTACGAAAGGTGGTCTTCCTAACAAGACACTCAACATTCTACTTGCAGGTACAGGTGTTGGTAAATCTATGTTTATGTGTCATCATGCATCATCATGTTTACTCATGGGTAAGAACGTATTATATCTCACACTTGAAATGTCAGAAGAAAAGATTGCAGAGAGAATCGATGCAAACACTCTAAACATTCCAATCAAAGATATACCTAGTCTATCTAAGAAACAATTCTCAACAAAGATTGAAAGACTGAAAAACAAAACAAATGGCAAACTGATTGTCAAAGAATACCCAACTGCATCGGCTCATGTTGGACATTTCAGACATCTATTGCAAGAACTTGATATCAAAAAAGATTTCAGACCAGATATGATTTTTATTGATTACCTAAATATTTGTGCAAGTCATAGAGTACGACCTGGTTCTGGTGCAAACTCTTATACACTCGTTAAGAGTATTGCTGAAGAACTTCGTGGTCTTGCAGTTGAGTTTGATGTGCCTATTGTTAGTGCAACACAAACTACAAGAAGTGGTTATGGTTCTACAGACATTGGTCTTGAAGATACTTCAGAATCATTTGGTCTACCAGCAACAGCAGACTTAATGTTTGCATTGATTACAAGTGAAGAACTTGAAGAACTTGACCAGATGGTCGTAAAACAATTGAAGAACAGATATAATGACCCTACAATCTTCAAACGATTTGTTATCGGTGTCGACAGAAGCAGAATGAAATTCTATGATGTTGAACAAGATGCACAAGAAGAACTCATCGACAGTAGTGACAATACTGATACACCTATCTTTGATAAAGGTCAGCATTCTAAATTTAGTGATTTTAAGGTATAATTATGGTAAAAGAATCAGCACAATATGATAACTACCTAGATAAAGAAGGTAGAATTAAAGACGAATACAAAGCAACACTGGATAAATTTACAGAAGACGGTGAAGAGTTTGCTTCAGTTTTGCCTGAGATACCTAAATCAGATGCTGAACTAGAAGGTAATTACAAACATTTAATTGTCCATATACAAGACTTAGATTCATTCAAAGACCTTTGTGAGAAACTAGGTCAGTATATTGATACAAAACAAACATCAACTTACTTTCCACTCGCAGACCCTAACACAAACTTTTTCGGTGATACTTACGAGCAACCTATTACAATCGCAGACACATCACGAATGGTTGCCAAACCAAAAAGACAACCACAACCAAGAACTGATTTGTCGAGAGAAAATAGATACAGTCTTCATTGGCAAAATATGCCATCGTTCAATCAACCTCAGATAGAATCTTACAGGTCAATTACAATTAAAATAAGAACTGAAGAGGCATATAAAGAACTACAGAATAGACTTGGCGAAACATACAATGATAAAACAAAAGCAATCTGGCACCCAAGAAAAGTATTCCCTAAGAATTTTAATCTGAGATGGATTCAACCAGATAGACATGATTTACCAAAATATCCAATGTACATTGTATCAAAGACAAGATATGATTCAATGATTACTTCTAAGTCATTCAATCGTATGAAGATACCTCATTACATTGTGATTGAACCACAAGAGAAAACACAATACGAAGAAGCACTTGAAAAGTTCAAAATTACTTATGCTGAACTATTAGTTGCCCCATTTAGTAATCATGGTGATGGACCTGGTCGTGCCAGAAATTGGGCATGGGACCATAGTATTGAACTTGGTGCAACTTCACATTGGGTCTTTGATGATAACATTGCAGACTTCTATAGATTACATAACAATCAAAGAATACGATTTGAAAGTGGTGTAGGTTTTAAAGCAATGGAAGACTTCGTTGATAGATATGAAAACATTCCTGTTGCTGGTCCTCAATATAGATTCTTTGTACCATCAGATTTATACAGACCACCTTACGTAGCAAACACAAGAATCTATTCTGCCCTTTTAATCAGAAATGATTGTAAGCATAGATGGAGAGGTAGATATAACGAAGATACTGATTTGTGTTTGAGAGTATTGAAAGATGGTGATTGTACAGTTCAGTTCAATGCATTTCTTCAAGGCAAAACTGCTACACAAACAGTTGCAGGTGGTAATACATCAGAGTTTTATCATGCAGAAAACTCAGACAAGATAAACAAAGAAGGTTACAACACTGATGGAACAATTAACAAGAGTCAGATGTTGGCAGATATGCACCCAGACGTAGCAAAAGTTGTTTGGAAATATGGAAGATGGCATCACTTTGTTGATTACGAACCATTTAAGTCTAACAGACTTATCTTCAAAGAAGGAATAGAAATTCCTGAAGGTAACAACGATTACGGAATGAAATTAATTACGGATTATACAGAATGAAAAATTATATTATAGCAACACTTACAATTTTACTTACAGCATGTGGAGGCAGTTCACCAGTTAGTCTTGGTGTTTTAGAGATAGAATCATCTCCCCAACCACCTACTCAAACAAGCACGTCATTTGGAAATACTAAAGTTATCGATGGTTACATTTCAGGTGCAAATCTATTTGTAGACATGAACTACAACTTTATACAAGATACAGATGAACCTAGTGCTTTATATGACAATGAAACAAATAGCTATTATTGGGAATCTAGTCAGTTTGAACATATAGAAACTTATACTGCAAGTTGTTTTTATAATAGACCTCGAATTGCAGAGGTGCCTGTCGGTGCTTATGACGAAGACAGAGGTTATGTAGAAGAAGCATACGATTTATATTTTATACCTTATGATAACAGTCAAAGCAATATTACACCCTTTACAACAATCATTGCATCATATTTAAATGATGTAGCAACTCCGGAAATGTCTGTAAGTGAAGGTTGTGCTGAACAAGGCGAAGCAGTTGAAGAGGATTTAAAATTTAAATTCAATGGTTTAGCAGGTGAACTTCAAAACAAATTTGATGTCGACATAACTTATTTTTATGAAGACTATATCGAGTCAGGCAATACAACAAAACAAGCAATCGCAGAAAGACTCGTAGACTTCATGCAAACGGGTTTTGATGTATTAGCAACATTAGAAAATCAATACAACACTACACTAAGGATTCAGATAGATGCCGGTATTGTAGATTACATTATGACAAACACTCAGTTTGATAGTCTTGCAATCAATGTTATTGGTGTCGACAGACAAACAGAAACAGATAATTTTCTTAGAGAAGAGATATTCAGAGTCCAAGATTTAGTCGTAGATACAAACGGTAATCTGATAGACAGCAATGGTGATTTATATACAGCAACTTTTGAAAACATTCAGACTCATGCTAACTTTCATACATCAATAACATATATTTCAAAAGGCAATATTGTAGAAGGTATGCCAGTTACAATAGAACAAATTACTGAAGACAATAGTATTTCATATATGGTAGTATTTTTGGGTGAAGGTAGAAAAGCATACACTGAAGGTGATGTAGGCAGATTTTATAGTAACTTCTCAGCAACACAAAGATTTGATATCTTTTTTACAAATGAAACTAACTATAATTTTGACCATGATTTAGAGAATCTCTTTGAGTTTAGAGATACTACCACCTTTCAAAACATTTATGATGACTTAGTTTCGTTTGAAACTACAATGCAATATGTAGATTACAATAATACTTATCTCTACAGTGGTGATTATCAAAGACTTTATAATAATGAATGGGTGTTTAGTATAACAACAACTACGCAAGAATGTAGGAGTAATTCACAAACTTATACTGGTTCTGAAGCATATCAAATATGTTCAGAATATCTAGAATAAGCTTGACAGAAACAGCCATTTTTTGGTATAATAATAGTATGAAAAAGACAGTAATTTTTGATGTAGACGGAACCATCGCAGATGTTGAACATAGAAGACATCTTGTAAATGGTGATAAAGGTTTTAAACCTGATTGGAATGCATTTAGAAAAGCAACAGAAGATGATACTCCTGTTCAATGGGTTTGTGATATCGCAAAAAGATTCATTAAGCAAGGTGACGATGTTGCATTCTTTTCTGCAAGAAACGAATCAGAAAGAGAAGTTACTGAGAAACAGATTTCAGAATGGATTGGTGATGGTCATAAAGGAGTCTTCCTTAGACCTAATGGCGATTTCAGATGTGATGCAGAATTCAAATCAGAACTTGCAGACAAGTTTGAAGAACTCGGTGGAAAGATTGATGTAGTCTTTGACGATAGAAACAAAGTTGTCGACATGTGGAGAAAAAGAGGAACTACATGTGTTCAAGTTGCAGAGGGTGATTTCTAGTGAAAGCATTACAACCGAACGAAGTTATTGACCTTCTAACAGAGAAGGTCAATCTTAAAAAGGAGTTAAGAGTTGCCAAAAAAGAGAAGAATGAAAAACTCGTACTCAATCTTAAATTAAAAATTCACAGAATAGAAGTAAAAATCTCTGGGCATACGTTGTCAAAAAACTAAATAATAGTATAAAATTATCACGGAGTTTTTATGCCATATACTAATAATCTAGATTTGCCTACAGGTGACACTTTAACTTTACAAGAAAGAAAGGATACTGCTGAATTCTGGAAAGGATTTTACGAAGACACCTCAGATGAATTAAACATATCATTTAAGTATCAAGCAGATGGAAGTTCTGAATGGAAGTATTGGCAGTGGATAGGAACTGGTGGTGCTACAGCATATTGGGCGGATTGGAGAAGCAATCACTCTTCAGTAACTGCTGAATCAGAAGATGGACATGATGTTGCATTCTATGAAGCATGGCAAGATTTTGAAAATGAAAATTTTACAATAGATGGTGTTGCAAAAACTAAAGCAGAAATGATTACAAAGTGGACAAACGAAATCACACAATGTGATACATTGATTGCCGCTGAATCCGAATCATCTGAACCTTCAGAATAAGTCTTTTAAAAATCATAAATAGTACTGAGCTTTACATTTCATTTTGGAAATGTTATAATACAGTACTATGGCAGTTAAAAATCTACATTTAGAACATTTAGAAGACGAAATCATCAACAATGGTATAGATGGTGGTCGTGCATCTATAAACTTTCTCAGGTCACTGAGGGATATGCTTAAGGGCAATGTATCTAAAAGTGTTAACATGACTGTAAAATGGGATGGTGCTCCTGCTTTATTTGTTGGTAAACACCCAGAAACGAATCAGTTTATCATAGCAAAGAAATCTTTATTCAATAAAGAGCCAAAATTTTACACAACAGAACAAGAAATCAAAGACGATTTATCTGGAGACTTACAAGATAAGTTTGTCGAATCATTCAAATATCTATCCAAGTTAAACTATTCAGGCATCATTCAAGGTGACTTGATGTTTACTGATTCAGATAAAAAAGACAAGAAGATTAGTGGGGAAGATTACGTTACCTTTACCCCCAACACAATTACGTATGCCGCACTCAAAGGTTCACAACTAGGCAATCAAATAGAGAATGCCAAACTAGGCATAGTATTTCATACATCATATTCAGGTAGCACGTTACAAGATATGTCAGCAAAGTTTGGAGTTGATACATCATCATTAGGTAATAGTTCAGAGGTATGGGTAGATGATGCATCTTATAAAGATGTTTCTGGCACAGGAAAAATGACCGCAAAAGAGGCAGTTAAATTATCTAAAGCATTGTCAGTCGTGGGTAAAACGTTTAGAAAGATTACTAAGAAAAATTTACAAACATTTAATGATATTAATAAAATGTTACAGTCAAAGGCGCCAGGTGCCACATATAAAACATATGCGAACACAAAGATTAGGTCAGGCAAATTTGACCCATCGTACAAAGACTACCTAAATCATGTCGATAAATACTTTGACGAGAAAGTAATTGCAAAGTTAAAGACAGAGAAACATAAGATACTTAAGACTGAAATCAAAGTTCAAACACTCAGAGAATTAAGAAGTCTTAAAACAACAATCGATGCATTGACAATTTTTCAGAGAGGTTTGATAGAATCTAAAAAGATAATTGTAGATTCATTAAACAGAGTAAAGAGTATTGGTACATTTCAAAAAACAGATACAGGATTCAAAACAGTGAACCCAGAGGGTTATGTAGCAATTGATAAAGAAGGCAAAGCAGTAAAATTAGTAGACAGAATGGAGTTCAGTTTAAATAACTTTACAGTTGCCAAAGATTGGGACAAATAATGAAAGAAGTAAGTTTTACATTTGGAAGATTTAATCCACCAACAACAGGTCATCAGTTACTTGTAAATAAACTCGCAAAATTGGGTGGTGATAAACTTCTATTCACATCACACTCTAACGATAAGTTAAAGAATCCACTTAATCACAAACAAAAGATATCATTTCTGAGAAAGTTCTTTGGTAAAAAAGTTGGTGTGCCTGATGTCAGTGCAAGAACAGTATTCGATATCGCAAACGAATTACAAAATCAAGGTTACGAAAAAATCAATATGATGGTCGGCTCAGATAGAATCAGAGAGTTTGATAATTTACTCAAAAAATACAATGGTGTAAAAGCAAGACATGGGTTTTATGACTTTAAAGAGATTAATGTAGTATCTGCAGGAGAACGTGACCCAGATTCAGATGACGTTTCAGGAATGTCAGCATCTAAGATGAGAGCATATGCAGAAAAGAATGACTTTGATAATTTCAAAGAAGGTGTTCCTACTCGTAGTAATGCAGATAAACTCAAACTATTCAAAGCAGTCAAAAAGGGCATGGGTATAGTCGAAGAGACATTACCTAATTACATGATTGAAGATTTAATCACTGAAGGTGTATATGACCCTGGTATTTTCAAAGCAGTATTTCTATCAGGTGGACCAGGAAGTGGTAAATCTACAGTTGTTAAAGAATTAGGTTTGAATGCCTTAGGACTTAAAGTTGTGAATACAGATAAGGCATTTGAAAACGGTTTAAAGAAAGCAGGTCTTTCACTTGATTTGAGGGGTGCAGACTTTACAAAGGTAGACCCAATTCGTGCAAAAGCAAAAAAACTAACTGCAAAGAATATGGATAACTATATTGAGGGTAGACTTGGAATGATTTTTGACACCACCTCATCAGATGCAAGTAAAATAAAGAAATACAAAAAATTACTTGATACAATTGGATATGAAAGTAAAATGGTATATGTTAACACAAGTTTAGACAATGCTCAAAAAAGAAATGAATCTAGACCAAGAAAATTACCACCCGAAATTGTAAAGAAAGATTGGGACAAAGCACAAAAGAACGTAGCAACATTTAGAAGCATATTTAAAAAAGATTTTGTAGAAGTTATGAATGATGATGACTTAGATACATTGGTAAAAAAAGCAAACAAACTTTACAGCAAATTACTTACATGGTCTTCAGCATTTCCTGGCAACAAACTTGCTACTAAATGGAAAGAGCAACAGTTACTAAGTAAAAAATCATAAATAGTATCATGGACTTACTAAAGAAAATATTAGAAACTAAAAAGGTCGCACAAGATAAAGATATCAAAGACCGTGAGGGAACTCAACCTTCAAAATATTTCTCAGGTGTAAGTAAGAAATCAAAAGCAGCCAGAGATGCACACTTCAAAAAAGGTGCTAAGATGGACGATGATAATCCTGCGGCATACAAACCAGCACCAGGTGATGCTGGTGCAGAGACTAAACCATCTCAACACACTAAGAAATTCAAACGAATGTTTGGTGAAAAGGCAATTCTCAATAAAAGAAACATAAAAGATAAAAAGGCATTACAAAAAGCATATGACCTTCTTTCAAAAAAAGAGAAAGAATTCAAGTCTAATTCTGCATATGTTAGTTTGATGAATCGATTGTATCATACCATTGATGATTTTGATGCAAGTAATATGGATAACAAAGCATATAAAGAATTGCAGAGAGATGTCAAAAAAGTATTAGGTAGAGATTACAAAGAAATTATCGAAGAGAATGATTTTGATTTAGATGATTTAGAAGAAGGCAAACTCGTAGCACCTGCTCATCAAATTATTAGAACAGTCGCAAAAGAAATTCAAAAGAAAATGGAGACTATGTATTCTAAGAGACCTTCTGATGGTGTAAGTCTTATCAATCAAATGGCACGAATGGTCGGAATGACTGTATCAGACAAAAAACAAAAGAAAGGAACTCTATTCTTAAGAATGGGAGATGACTTAGCAGAAGCAAAACTCGATAAGAAAAGGGTTCAACAAAAACTATCTAAAATAAAAGGTCTTACAAAAGACCAACTTGCAACTCTATCTGCAATGAGTCCAAGCACATTACAAATCATAATCAATCAATTATCTACACTCGTTATGGGTGAAGACATAGAAGAAAGACTTGCAGATAAATTGAGACAAAAAGAAAAGGACAAACAACAAGCACATCAAAAAAGAATGATGAAACTCGCAAAGCAGTCTATAAAGAAAAATAGAAAAGAAGACGTTGAGGAAGACAGAGATTATAAAAAAGAGTATGAGAATTATCATTCTAAACCAGAGCAAGTCAAAAGAAGACAGAAAAGAAATGAAGCACGTAGAAGTCTAAAGAATTTTAAAGATATCAAGGGTAAAGATGTCCATCATAAAGATAATAACCCTATGAACAACGACAAATCGAATCTATCAATCGTATCACAAAACTACAATAGAAAAGAACCAAGACTGAGAGAGTCTACAAAAGAATATGGTAAATCACTCAGAAAGATTGCATTAGACAGACAACTCAAAAATATTTCAAAAAAAGACAAAGCAACATTACTTAAAATAGCAGATTTACTTGCAAAAGAAACGAAATAATATGAAAACATTTAAAGAACAAGCAATTGATACAATATTAGACGAGATTGTAGAATCAGGAGTATCACTATACGACAATCCATATAGAGTTGGTTCTCAAATGTACTACGAAGTATTCAAAGAAGCAAGAAGCAGACTTTTAGAAGGTAAATTACGTTTATCTGAACTTAACAGAGAGATACTAGAAACAGACATTGGTGAATATGATGTCTATGAAAACGAACTTGTGCCATTGGATTCACCAATGATGCAAATAGCAGAAGAAGATGAGCCAGAGCTCGACAAACCTAAGGCAGGTGGTCCGAAAAAATATTACGTTTATGTTCGTGACCCTTCAACAAAAAACATTAAGAAAGTTACTTTTGGAGATACCACAGGTTTGAAAGTAAAGTTTGGCGATACAAAAGCAAGAGCATCATATGTTGCAAGACATAATTGCGATACAGCAAATGATAAAACCTCTGCTTCGTATTGGTCATGCAGACTCCCAAGATTTGCAAAACAAGTTGGTCTATCTGGTGGGGGTTCATTTTTTTGGTAATATAAAAGGAGTATATAATGAGTAATGTGATTAGTGAATATATGGGTGATGAGCGAAGAGCAATCATCAGAAAAGCACAAGAGGGATTCGAAGTTGATTTATATCTAGACCAACTTCTTGTTGAAACACGTAAAGTACACAATCATTCTGAGTCTTACGCAGAAGATGTAGCAGAGAATTACGTGCTAAAAATGTTTGATGCAGGCGAAAAAGAAGGTAGTTTTTATGGTTATAATCAAAAAACCGATAATTACGACCCCGAAGTAGATGACTAAACCTTATACAGAGCAACATCTTACAAAACATGGTACAGATGAGCAATATATAATAAGAACGTTTGATAAAGACGTTTTAGAAGAAGAACTTGTCTGGCACCGTGATAGTAGGACAAGAAAAGTAACAACACTTACTGGTAATGGGTGGCAATTCCAAAAAGAGGATTGTTTACCTGAACCTTTAGAAGTCGGTAAAGAAATGGTAATAATTAAAAACACGTATCATAGACTGATTAAGGGTGATGGCAACCTGGTAGTAAGAATAATGGAAATATAAATAATAGACTATGAGTTACAAATCAGAAAACTGGAGAGAAAAACTCGAAGAAGTGCGTAATCACATTACTTTAAAAGAAGGTAGTGTGGAAAAAAGTGCGGACGAGATTTTAGATGAAGAAATTGAGCAAGAGTTAAACTCTTTTGAGGAAGAAGTAATACTAGAGGCATCTGCTGGAGATATGATTGATAAACTATTCAATCTCAAAGGCGATAAAGATGCTGGTTATGGTGTCGCAAAGATGTTAAACATGACTGGTGTTAAAGTTGTTCAAGGTATGCAGAAACAAAATCCTCAGGGATTTCTAAAGACCGTAAAGTCATTAGGTAAAGATAACAAAATCAAACTTGCTACAAACAATGCATTGATGAAAATGTTCAAAGATGCTGGTGTAAAACCACTCAAAGACGAAGTCGAAATCGAAGAAACTCCAGTAGTAGAAGAAGAAGTAACAGTAGAAAAAACAGTTGAGAAACTAACAGAAAGAAACATGTTAGGTAGACTTGCAAAACAATTAAAACTCAATGAAGAAGGTAAACAAAAGATGTTTGACTACTTCGAAAAAGGGGAACTCAAACAATGACAAAAGAATTTTTAGAAGACATTCGTTCTTTAATGGTAGACAGTTTAGAAGAGAAGAAGAAACTAGACCCTGTCGGTAAAGCAGATGCAGATATCGATAACGATGGTGATGTAGATGATTCTGATGAATACCTTCACAAAAGACGTAAAGCAATCGGCAAAGCAATGAAAGATGAGGGTAACGAATTTACAGGTGCCCTAGCAAAAGCAAGAGCAAACAATGAAAAAACGTTCACATGTGCTGGTAAAGAGTATGAAGTCAAAGAAGTAGAAGAATACGAAAAAGACTTAAAGAAAAAAGACATCAAAGAAGACAAAGAGCAAATCAAAAGACAAATCGACCAAGCACGTGCTAAGGTGGCTCAGTTACAAAGATTCAAGCAAAATGCAACAAACAGAAACCAAGCAAGAAAAATGCAACAAAAAATTTGGGACGCCCAAGACAGATTAGAAAAACTTAGAGATAAGTATGAACAGGCGGCAGACTACAAGAAAAAGCAGGGCAAAGACATTGAAGAAGGTAAAGTTCTAAATGATATCCGTTCTTTTTTAGAAGAGTCAATCGGTACTGTTAGAATACCTGATGCAGGACAAGATAGTTCTGGAATCAGAAAGGCAGTTGGCAAAGATGGTGGTTCAGACGGTGGCATGGATAACAAAGAGAAAGTTGGTTACAATGCTCTAAAGGCAATTGCTCAAAAAATATACAGAGCAATGGACGCCGAACAAAATGCTAATAGCAATGAAGAAGAAGAAAGAGCAAAAGATGCCGTTATAAAATACAGAGCAGAATTTCAATCAAAAGCAAAATTCTATAAAGATGCAACTGCCGCTAAAGCAAAGGCAGATGCTAAAAAGGGTTAATAGTGCCCCTAGAAATAGGAACAGATAAGATGAAAAAGGAATATAAGAAAGATACTCCAGGTCAATTAGTTGACAAATACATTGTTAAAAGTCAGAAGGACAAAAAAGACAATGCTAAAAAGTTTTTCTCACAAGTTTTTGATAATCCTCTAAAAGGATTTCCATATAACGAAGAGTTCGAAGTTCATATTAAAGAAGCAGTCGAAGAATTACCAGAAGAAAATTTAGAAGAATCAAATGCCGCACTTCAGAAGAAAGCAGACAAAAGTGGAATGCCACTTGCTGTTCTGAAGAAAGTTTACGATAGAGGTGTTGCCGCATGGAGAACTGGACATAGACCAGGAACTAATCCACAACAATGGGGATTGGCAAGAGTTAATTCATTCGTAACTAAAGGTAAAGGTACCTGGGGTAAAGCAGATAAAGACTTAGCACAAAAGGTATCAGGTTCTAAATCAGAAGAAACAGTTGATGAGTTCTTCGGTTTCGGTAAGAAGAAAACAAAACCAGGTCAGAACATTGGCACAAGTGGTGTTAAAATGTCTAAGCATAAAGTTAAAGGTAAGATTGGTAAATCAAAACCTATTCATCAAATGACAGACAGAGAAAAGGAACTTGAAAAAGTAAAGAAAAAGCATCAACAAAAAGCTAATGCCGCTCACAAACAAAAAGCAAGAGATGAAATAAAGAAGAAATCTCAACAGAGAATGAAGAAGAAGAAACCTAGTTACATGTATGACCCATCAAGAGGATATTAAATGAACTTATTTTCAGAAGCAAAAAATGTATTAGATAAAGATGGTAAAGTTAATGCTTTAGGTCCATATGGTAAGCAAAAACTTACTGGTAGAGAAATGTCTACTTACTTCCGTAGAAACAAAGTTAACGATGCTACAATTAAGAAAGCAGTAGAAGTTGCACTTGATTTAGGTGGTGCAGATACGATTGCACGTAAAGAAATTAAAAAGTTCTACGGAGACAAAGTTCTAAAATCAAAAGAAGTTCAACAAGCATTACAATATGCAAACGAGGCAGTATCACCTGCTCAACAGGCGGCAATCGCAATCTCTAAGAAAGAGAAAGGTGAGAAACCTTTAGAAGAAAAGGTTTCATACGTAGAATACAAATTTAAAAATAGAAAAGATGCTGAAAAGGCAATGAATATTTTTAAAAGCACCAATCTTATCAGTCTTGATATCAATGATGATAATCTGAATGGTGGTGAACTTGCCGTAGATGCAGGTAAAAAAGATATGACTAAACTTCATAAACAAGTTATGAGTAAGTTCAAACCTAAAATTCAGATGCAAGAGTCAGACATGCAGGACGTAGACAATGCACCAAAGAATAAATGGAAAGCATTAGGATTCTCTCAACACCCACATAAAGGATTTGAAGATGAGAGACTACCAAAAGACATGAGAGACTTCAGAAAGAAAGCAAAGACACCTTCACAAATGAGAGTTGAAGATGCCTACAGAGCAATGTGGGAAGATGGTGAGAAATATGCACCTATCGAAGAGAACATGGAAAGAAGCATCATGAAAAAGATGCGAAAAGGTAGAGTAGCAAAAGGAATGCCGAGGTAAATCATGGCAAAAATGTCAAAAGAAATGCCAATCGAAGTCTTTGCAAAGAAAGTTGGTATCAATAAAAAAGAACAAGATTGGATTGTAAAGAACGATAAAGGCACTCATTATGTTAATAATAGTGCATTAAAGAATTCATGGTTATCTTTAAGTTACCCTATCTATGATGGTGATTATTACTTTGCATTCATTCACAAAAAAGCAAGAGTCAACGCACAATACAACGCAAAGGCAAACAGAGAATTAAGAAAATATATTAAATCTACTTTAAGTGCTGATGAAATCTTTGATAAGATGGAAGATTACTTTGCAATGCAATTTAAAGATGCAGGTTCAGGCGATACAATGACTAGAGAAGAACTCTGGACTGCAATCGTTGATGCAAGAAAAAAGAATCCAGTTAAAGAAGATGTAAATGAAATATTTGGTATTTCACAGGACCCTAGATATAGAGCAAAAGTAATGAAAATGCTTGATGACGAGGGTATCAAATACAAAAAAGACGGTAGAAACGCACTCATTATTTTAGGAGTTGCACCAAAAGACCAAAAGAAATTACTCAATAGAATACATAAAGAATTTGGTATGTCTTCTTATAATATGATTGATGAAGGTAAAAAGATGACTTCTGCTCAAAAGAGAGAGTTCGATAAACTATACAAAAAAATGGATGGTGGTAAAGAACATCAAGCAATCAAACAAAAGATTAAAAATCCAGTAAAAGCAGATGATGCCTTTCACTCTTTAGTTATGAAGAAAGTATTAGGTGAAGGAAAGGGAACAGACATATTCAAGAAGTATGGTAGTATAATCAATAGACTTTCTGATAAAGAGAAAGACGAAGTAATTGAATTACTATATCAAATGAATTCTCAGTCAGGTAGACAATACAAACAAGCATTCAGTAAAGTCAAAGAACTTTTAAACATGGAATACATACCTGAAGAAACAGATTTACAAGAAGTTGCACTTGATACAAACATGTTACAAAGACAGTTCCCTAACGTGTGGGCAACAAAAGATTCAAAACTATACAGAGTTTTATCTTCACTCATATCATTTCATGGTTATAATGACAATAAAAAATCATATGACAAAGATAAGAAAAAGTTTGTCGATGCTTTAAGAGGCATTGCAAAGAATCCTAAGAAATACGAAAAAACATATGGTCGTAACTTTGCACAATTTGTAAACAACCCTAAAAAAGGACAAGCATTCGCAGAAGAAAAGGTAGAATTGATGAGTCAAGGTTGGGCAAATGCTTTTGATAAAACAACTATATTAGATGAAGCAGTAGCAGATATTACTGTAGACCCTAAAAACAGAATCAACAGTGGACAACAACAAGCATATCATGGTATGGAAATTGCTAAACAGGCAAGAAGAATGGGTCTGAAGTCAGCAGTTATGCATAAGCATATAAGAATTAAAGGTGCCAAGAAGGCAGTCAATGACTTTTTAAGATTAGTCATAGGTAAATCAAGATACGGAGACCCAACAGAAAAAGATATGTCTACACCACAAGTAGATAAGATGTTAACGAAAGGTTTAAAGTAATGAAAAGTTTTGGAGACTTTTTAGAAGAAGGTGCAACTATACACCAGAAGTTCGTTATTGCTACACAAGTTACAGATGGCATGTGGAAGTTAAACGACCAAGAAGATGATTTAAAAACGGCAAAGCAAAGAATGAAAGATATCTTTGCAAAGACTCCAAAAGCAGTTATCGATGGTAAACTTGCTAAGAAGAAGAAATGGAAATTATATCAGATAGTAAGTTGGGACGGAAAAGGGAAAAAGGCATAATGAAAAATTTATTAGAAACATATAGAGAAATGCATCAATTAGAAGAGGCAAGAATAGCTCAGTATAAACCTACGAAGTTTGAAGGTAAAGAGTTCGATAGAAAGAAAGAACTCAAAGCTTTAAAGACCATGCAAAAAGCAATTCAAAAAATTGCAAAGATGCAAGATAATATGCAATATACTGCTGAAACAGGTGGAACTCCTAGAATTGGTAATCCACATGCAATATATCAAAGTTTAGTAAATGCAGAACAGGCAATATTTGATTACATGGGTGGTATCGAAAGAGGACATTATGATGGTGTCATCGATATGGAAAGAGATTAATGGAAAAAGTATTAACAGCAGATGCAAGAGTTAAAGCATTTAGACAAAAACTTTTAAAGTTAGGTTATATAAAAAAAGAAACTCTTAAAGTCAAAGAAATCATGGAAAAAATCTCTGATTTTGAAATGATGTCTGATGCTGGTAATAAAAAAGTTGCACGTGCTGTAGCACAAGCAAAATCTGAAGCAGATTTGAAGAAGAGATTAGAAAAGATTTCTACTATGGCAGGTGGTAAGTATGCTGAAGCAGGTGAAGATAATGTCTATCAAAGGGCATTAGATGCATTTCATTCAGTTGCCAAAGGTGTGCAAAATAGACCAGATGCTAACATCTTAATGCAATTAAAAAAGTTTAAAGATGTTACTAAAGATGGTGAAGTTCGAACAGATGACATGAAAAAGACTAAAGTCAAAAGAGACGATGCAGTCAAAGTTTATGACATTTTAATGAAGGTTAAAGGACCTGTTCGTGCTAAATACTTACAACTATTACAAAAAGATACTAAAAACTTTAAGAAAGTTTTTAATGCAATCGCAAAATTAAAGGTTGCATAAAATTAAGGAGAAATAAAATGGCATTATGGGGAATATCAGATTCAGATGAATCAAAACCAAAATACCTAAAGCAAGAAGACAAGAATAATTGTGTTGCTAAATCAGAAGGATGGGTTCTTAAGAAATCTGTCGGTTCTAGAAACTTAGAAGAAGTTCTAGTTGCTGTTAGTGGTGGATTAAATCTTGCAACTGCTGTAGGTAACGCAGACATAACAGGTGTATACTTCAAAGATGCATCATACGACCAAGGCGATACAGGAACTGTAGTTGTTAACTACAATGAGAACGTTGACGTAACTAACGGTGCAACATTAGTTGTTACAGGTTCAGTAACAGGTTCAATCACAGCAACTGCCGCGGCACATGATGGTAAAAACAACATCGAGTTTACATTTACTGTCCCTTCTGAAACAGAAGACTTATCAATCGGCGCACAAACAATCAGTGGAACAATTGTAGATGACGGAACATCTACTGCTTCTGATAAAGTGTTTGTTGTAGGTGATAGATTAGGTGCTACAGGAACTGGAACTTACGCAAATATTAGTGTAGCATAATAAAAACAACATAGGAATAATTATGAAAAGTTTTAGAGAATTTATATTAGAGTTTACAGGAGATAGTGCTGGATTATCCTCACGTCATATACCTCATAATGTAGACGATGCTGATGTAAAAAACACAATCAACGCAATATTAGGACACGTAGCAGTATCAGAATTTTTAAACCCAAATGCCGCTGTTGCTCAAATGGAGTCTAAACTAGGTCAACTAGGTATTGCAAGAATGAGAAGTGCAGACCAAGGCGAGATGGCAATGGAAGAAGAATTCGGTGACTCAGGTGAAATGAGTCTTTCTTTCAGCAGATACGGTGAAATCACTGGTAAATCTGTAGACACACCGATTGATGAACTAGATAAAGAAGAAAAAACTTACGATTTAAAAGTAAGATACGAAAGATTAGAAACAGGTTCTTATAAAGTTTACGGCCAGTTAGTTTAATACTAACTAAATACATTTTACATTATGGGTCTTTTTGACAAAATTACAGCGAAGAACTTTTCAGCGTATGCGATGAAGCATTACGATGACCCTCAATGCGAGGACATCGAAGACTTCAAAGAAGATGTTCGCAGATTCAGATATCTCAAACGATTACTTCATAGATATTATGACTTAGGTGAACTCAGAGAACGTCTGATGCTTAATCATATCATCACCCTATTCAATGTTTTCGGTTTTGAACCATGCATGAGAATGTTACGTTTCAAAATTACAGATGACAAACATTGGACATCAATTAAAACAATACTACTATATCTAGGTTATATCACTGAAGATTGGATGCCAGAAATTCACATAGATGAAAAGTTGGCTCAAAGACTTCGTGATTTATAAAGCATAAATAGTTCTATGGCAAACAGAGTTATAGACAGTCTCATAGTTTTCAGAATTCTGAAGATGTTAACTACACCTTTTAAAAAGATGAAGGCGTATAAGTTTGGATTTATTGATGAACGTGGTAATCGAATCAAAAAAATTAAAAATGATGACGGAAAAGATATTGATAATAATCCAATAACAGCAGACGAAAAGAACTCTCTAACACCTTTACATAGACTTGTATTTAATCTCAAAAAAATAATAGAGAAAGTTCCATTTGGTAAGTCAGCATTCGCATCATATGCCGTTGCATTACTACTTCTAAAAGAAGAAATGAATCTACCAAATGACCAAGTAGATGAACTGTTTGAAAAGTTTTATCATCATCTAAAGAAAGAAGGTAAAATTCAACCAGAACAATTGACTGAATCAATTAACGTAGGTAAATTGTCAGCACAAGAAACATATCATCTTCGCACTCAAATCAAACAGAACTTTGAAGAGAATGGTGAAATAAAAGTATATCCAGCAAAAACAAAGGTTAGTGATGTGAAGAAAGCAAGTATAGGATATGGCATCACAATTTACGAAGGATACATAAACAATGACAAAATCATATTCACAGCAGAAGATGTTTATTGAGGCAGTTTTAGAAGTTGACAATCTAGTCTTCAAACCTCAATCAGAACTCAAAAATCCTAAGTATAAAAAGATAAAACTTTTTGATGCTGGTTGGGTGAATATCGTATTGCCACCCCCACCGAATAATTCATCTAAACAAACACTTGATGAGATTAAATTTATACAAAAGTTAGTTGCTAATGCCACTGATGAGGTCAAACAACAATTCATCAATTGCGACCATGACCCATGGTATTATATCAAAGAAGTTTTATCTGAGAACAACTTTGATTACAAAGATGAAACCATAGAGAAGTTAGAAGAAAGTATAAAACCTATTTACAATCATTACAAAGGTCATTTCAACAGACCTAGACCATATCAAGTTGCAGAGTTTTTAAATATAAAATTCGAAAAGTTCAAGTCAGGTACAGCAAATACTCCATCTTATCCATCAGGTCATTGTGTTCTAGCATATGCAGTTGGAAATTATTACACTAAATTATATCCTGAAGTCGCAGAAGATTTAAGAAAGGCGGCAGATATATGTGCGTATGGAAGATGTGAAGCAGGTCTACATTATCCTTCAGATTACAGAGCAGGTGTACAACTTGCAGATGCAATGATGGAATATCTAAACTTTGATATGATTAGTGAAGATGCACCTATGAACTCTACGGGTTCAGCAGTATCAACAGATACACCACTCGTAAAAAGTAGAAGTCTTTATCGCAGAAAGAATCAAGAATACTCAAAACATCTAGACAAACTACTAAGAAAACGTTATAATTAATCGTTATGGTCAAGTTTTTAAATTATCTTGCCTTATTGACCTCGTTGGTCATAGCAGGAATCGCCGCATACTTCTCGATTATAGGTATGGCAACAATGTTTGCAGGTGCATATCTAGGCACAGTTGTTATGATGACGGCATTAGAAACTGGTAAGTTAGTAACTGCCGCATATCTACATCTATTGTGGGAAAAACTAAACTATCTAAAATACTATTTGCTAACCTCAGTAGCAGTGTTGATGTTAATCACATCACTTGGTATATTTGGTTATCTATCAAAAGCAAACATCGAAGTAAATCTTGTAGGAGATGGCAATAATTTAGAGTTATCGATACTTGACACTCGTATTGAAGCAGAGCAATCAAAAGTTCAAAGACTACAGGATAGACTCTCAGGACTCGACCTAGTCGTCACCACAGGTCGTCCACAAGATAGGAATTATATCAATCGACAACAACGTGACGAGAGAAAACAGATTGCAGAAGATATCGATGCATCAATAGATTTGATAACACAATATACTGAAGAAAAACTACCTATACAGAGAAGACAACTCGAACAAACGGCCAAAATAGGTCCAATTAAATATGTGGCCGAAGCAATTTACGGTCAGGAAGAGTCTGTCAAGTATCTTGACAACGCAGTTCGATGGGTAATATATGCTTTAATCTTTGTATTCGACCCTCTTGCGGTGTTACTACTTGTATCAGCAACTGGTATGATTGCACGACCAAGACAAGAAGAAGAGAAAAGACCTATCAATGAAACACGATACGTCATTCAAGTCCCTAAAGATAAACTCAAAAACATTAAGAAAAAAGACTTACAATAACAACCATTTTAGTGTATAATAATATACATGCTATGGTTAGAACGAAAATATTTGTCGTTAGTCATGTCTTCTTTAGACATGGCAAAGTGGGTAAATGAAAACACACTCAATCACAGATGTCCTTACTGTGGTGATTCACAAAAGAACAAATACAAAAGTCGTGGTTATCACTTTGTAAAAGACAATTCATTCATTTACAAGTGCCATAATTGTGGAAAAACCACATCAAGTGTCAATTTTATCAAAGACCATTTTCCTATTCAGCACAAAGAATATCTAAAAGAATGGTTAAAAGACCAGGGTAAAAAACCTGTTCAAAAAATGCCACCTGCAAGTAAGTTCAAGTTTACTCCAAGAGAAATCAATCATCTAAATACAAAAGATGATTCTCTCAAAGCAGTTGCAGTTCCTGTATCAGAAAAGGCAATCGCAAGAAATTATCTCTTAGAGAGAAAGATATCAGAAGAAATGATGAAAGATTTGTGGTATGTTGATAATGCCCAAGTCTTATCATTTCTGAGTCCAAAATACAGAAATCGTGTTTTGGGTAATGACCCTAGAATAGTTATACCATTCTATAGTGAAACTGGTAAACTAATAGGTGTATCTGGTCGTGCAATTAACAGTTCACCTCTCAGATATTTGACTATGAGATTCGAAGAAGATACGCCACTCATCTTCAATCTAAACAAAGTCGACAAAACAAAAACTATCTATGTTACTGAAGGTCCTATAGATAGTTTGTTTTTACAAAACAGCATCGCAGTTGCAGGCAGTGATTTTAAAAAGATAAGTGAAGAAATAAAAGAATGTTCAATACTCATTTTCGACAACGAACCACGAAACAAAGAAATCATTAAAAAGATAGAAGAGGTCATTGACCTTGGTTATCGTGTTTGCATTTGGAATGATACAAGAATATCAGAATGTAAAGATATAAATGATATGATATTAAGTGGATTGACAGAACAAGAAGTAACAGATATTATAGATAGATGCACCACATATGGACTTTCAGCAAAATTACAGTTAAAGGAGTTTAAAAGAGTATGAATTCAGATATCAAAGTAGTCAAGTCTGACGGTTCAAAAGTAGAAATCAATTTAGACAAAATACATAAAATGGTAGAGAAGGCATGTAGAGGCATCACAGGTGTTTCTGAGTCTTTAGTAGAAATGAATAGTGGACTACAATTCTATGATGGTATCACAACAGGTGAGATACAAAAGATTCTTATCAAAAGTGCAAGTGATTTAATCTCACTTGAATCTCCTAATTATCAATTCGTTGCCGCAAGACTTTTATTGTTTGCAATTCAGAAACAAGTATTCAATACAAAATGGAAAGATGCAGAAATCTATCCACCTCTCAAAGATATCATTGAAAGAAACATAGACAAAGGAGTTTACATCAATGACTTATTAGATGATTACTCAGATAAAGAACTTAAGAAGTTGAATAGTTATTTAAGACATAGCAGAGACTTTGATTACACATACGCAGGTTTACAACAAGTTGTAGACAAATACTTAATTCAAGACAGAAGCAGTGGTGTCATTTACGAAACACCACAATTCATGTATATGTTAATCGCCATGACATTGTTTAGAAACTATGGCGAAAATAGATTAGATTATGTAAAGAGGTATTACGATGCATCATCGCAATTCAAAATTAATATACCAACACCAATTATGGCAGGTGTTAGAACGCCGCTTAAACAATTTGCAAGTTGTGTTCTCGTTGATTCAGACGACTCTCTCGGAAGTATCTTCTCAAGTGACATGGCAATCGGAAGATATGTCGCTCAACGTGCTGGAATCGGAATCAACGCAGGAAGAATACGAGGCATTGGTTCGAAAATCAGAGGTGGTGAAGTTCAACATACAGGAGTTATCCCATTCCTTAAAAAGTTTGAGTCAACAGTTAGATGCTGTACACAAAACGGTGTCAGAGGAGGCAGTGCGACAGTCCACTTTCCTATATGGCACCAAGAAATCGAAGACATCATTGTTCTCAAGAATAACAAGGGGACTGAAGACAATCGTGTCAGGAAGTTAGACTACTCAATTCAGTTGTCAGAACTATTCTACAAAAGATTTCTTGCAAATGAAGAGATTACACTTTTCAGTCCACATAATGTGCCAGGTTTATATGAGGCATTTGGGACACCTGAGTTTGATGAACTCTATGAAAAGTATGAGAGAGCAACATCAATACCAAAAACAAAAATCAGTGCAAGAGAACTGATTACAGATTTATTAAAAGAAAGAGCGGAGACTGGTCGAATCTATATTATGAATATAGACCATAGTAATACTCATAGTTCATTTTTAGACAAAGTGAACATGAGTAATCTATGTCAAGAAATCACTCTTCCGACTGACCCTATAGAACACATTGATGGTGAAGGTGAGATTGCATTGTGCATCTTGTCAGCAATAAATGTAGGTGTTATCAAAGACGATGAGATAGAATCTTTATGTGACATCGCAGTTAGAGGATTAGAAGAACTGATTGATTATCAAGAATATCCTGTAAGGGCGGCAGAGATATCTACACGTGCAAGAAGAAGTTTAGGTATTGGTTACATTGGTCTTGCACATTATCTTGCAAAACATAAAGTCAAATACGATGACCCAAAAGCATGGGAAATTGTCCATGAATTGACAGAGAAGTTTCAGTATTACCTATTGAAATCATCTAACAAAATTGCAGAAGAAAAAGGAGAATGCGAATACTTTGACAGGACAAAATATGCAGAAGGCATTTTACCTATCGACACATACAAGAAAGATGTTGATGAATTAGTAAAACCGAATTACAAAATGGATTGGGAGAAACTCAGAAAGGACATTCAAGTTCATGGTCTAAGACATTCTACACTTACAGCACAAATGCCAAGTGAGTCATCAAGTGTTGTATGTAATGCAACTAATGGTATTGAACCACCAAGAGATTACTTGTCAGTTAAAAAGAGCAAGAAAGGTACACTCAAACAAATCGTGCCTCAATACTCACATCTAAAATCTGCTTACACTCTTTTATGGGACATGCCAGATAATACTGGTTATATTAATGTTGTTGCAGTTATGCAGAAGTTCTTTGACCAGGGCATAAGTGGAAACTGGTCATATAATCCTGAAAATTATGAGAACGGAGAAGTTCCTGTATCAGTTATGGCAAAAGATTTACTCAACACTTACAAATATGGTTGGAAGACATCTTATTATCAAAATACAATGGATGGTAAAACTGAAGATGTTGTTGAAGACTTACCAAGTGCTGTAGACGATGCCGCAAATGTGATGAGTGGATATGAAGATGAAGATTGTGAGGCATGTGCAATATGATACCATTTGAAGATAAAACTGTAGAATACAGAATCTTTGATGCGGGAAGTGGTAAGAACATCAAAGGAATAACAAATGAAACAACATGGAAATTCATGTTCGATAGATATGTTGTTTTAAAGAATCTTATACCAAAAGATATTATAAATATGACACTTGATAATTGGAAAGCACATGAGCATTCTGAAAGTTCAGGTCTTTACAGAGAAGAGAATGATATCACGTATAAGAATCCTGCTTCTTCAATAGGTAAATCAACAGCACAATACTCTGCCCCATGGGCAATTGGATTGCACAATTGGTTGCATCAAGAATTAAAAAGACATATTGATTTAGACTTAGGAATTACTTATGCATATTCTCGTAAATATGAGAGAGGTGCATATTTAGGTTCTCATTTAGATAGACCTTCATGTGAAGTTAGTGCAACACTTTGTTTAGAGTATCAATCAGATGATGGTTCACCTTGGCCAATATGGTTAAGGAATGACAAAAACTATATTACAGAAGATGCAGAAACTGTAAAGAATGAGTCACAAGATTATTCTCAGAGAGAAAGAAAGAAAAATGGTTGTAAGCAACTATTATTAGAACCTGGAGATGTATTACTATATCAAGGACCTAATATACCTCATTGGAGAGATTATTTCTTAGGAGAATATAGTTATCATATTTTTGTTCACTTCTATAACAGAAGAGGTGAAATGAGAAGATTAGAGAATTTCTACAAAGATGGTAAGTTGGGTGATAAAGGAATTGCAGGTGATTTAAAAATAGGTACTTTAGAGCATGACGGAAGACTAAGTAAGTATCACTCTGATGATAAAAGACAAGATGATTATGTGAAATTCATGGACGAATATCAACATTATCAACAAACAAGAGAAGGTAGAGAGACATTAGAAAAATGCGTAAATTATTACAATGATTTGAAAAGGGTAGATAAATGACGGTATTTAACAAGAGCAATGTAGATTTTAGAAAGAACAAGATGTTCTTTGGTGAAGAACTAAACACTCAAAGATTTGATGAATTCAAATATCCAATCTTTGATAAACTTACACAAAAGCAATTAGGGTTTTTCTGGAGACCTGAAGAAGTATCTTTACAGAAAGACCGAGCAGACTACCAATCATTAACAGATGCCCAAAAACATATCTTCACATCAAATTTAAGATATCAAACACTTTTAGATTCAGTTCAAGGTAGGGCACCATCCATAGCATTTTTACCTTTCGTGACTCTGCCTGAACTTGAATCTTGTATCATCACTTGGGACTTTATGGAGACCATTCATAGCAGGTCTTACACTCATATTATAAAAAATGTTTATGCAGACCCTAGTGATATATTTGATACAATTATAGATGAACCAGCAATCATCAAAAGAGCAGAAATGGTTACAGAAAAATACGATGATTTCATTGCATTGGGACGAAGAAGGTTATTAGGACTCAAGGTCGAAGACTACGATTTATATAAGGCATTATATCTTGCACTTATATCAGTCAATATCCTAGAAGGGATTCGTTTCTTTGTCTCATTTGCATGTTCATTTGGATTTGGTGAACTCAAAGTTATGGAAGGGTCAGCAAAGATTATATCATTCATTGCACGTGACGAAGCACAACATCTTGCAGTATCACAACATATACTCAAGGCATATAAAAACCATGAGAATGATAAGTTGATGAACAAGGTTATGAGAGATTGTGAGAAAGAAGTCTATGCAATGTATGAAGATGCAGTTGCACAAGAGAAGGAATGGGCAGAGTATCTATTCAAAGATGGTTCAATGATTGGTCTATCTGTTCCTCTACTAGGTCAATATGTAGAATTCATTGCAAACAAGAGATTACGTGCAATAGGACTCAATCCTATATACGATATCTCTAGTGCAAATAACCCTTTACCATGGACACAACACTGGTTCAACAGTAGAGGACTTCAGAATGCACCACAAGAGACTGAGATTGAATCTTATGTCATAGGTGGTATTAAACAAGATGTATCAGATGATACATTTGCAGACTTTAAATTGTAATGGGACATCCTACAAATACCCATATTAAGAATCTACTCGATGAGATACTTGAGAGATTAAAAGAACTAACTAAACAAGTTGAGGAGTTAAAAGCAAGATGATTGAAATATACGGAAAAGATAATTGTCCATTTTGTGACAAAGCAAAAGCACTATGTGAAAGAATCGGTGAAGAGTATGAATATAAACTTCTAGGATTTGATTTCACAAGAGAAGAAATGATGGAAACATTTCCAACTGCAAGAACATTTCCACAAATTATAGTTGATGGAAACAAAATTGGTGGTTACACTGAATTAGAAGAACTTGTAAAGACTGATATGCAATGAGAAAGGTTCACGTATATTTGCCGCCAATCCCAGAGCAAGATGTAGAATGTGAAAGATGGAAACATCTATGCTCTCAGATTGACAGAATATTTTGCGAAGTCAGAATATTCACATGTGGTTTAGACTTTCAAAAGTCTGAAGCAAGAGCAGTTCTTCCCTATTGCATCGAACAAGCACCTAATGGTGAACCAGAAGTCGTAGAGTTTGAAGAAGTATTTCAAAGACATATAATTAACACAGGAAAATCAGAGGACGGATATATAACTTATGACTAAGTATAGATATTATTGTGATGAATGTCAGAATGAATTCGAAATAGAACCCATAAATGAGCCAATCGAAGAGTTAAAACCAACAGTATGCACATTTTGTTCAACTAAAATAGACGATTGGTTTTTTGATGATATAGATGATGAATAAATGCATATATTTTGTAATGTTAACGGACTGTTAGAAAAGGCAGTAAAATTTGCGAACACCTTAGAAATCTCTGATGCAAACGCAGAGATAAACATATATCGTCTCCCTCCCTCATTTCAACAAAAAGGTATCATAGAACACCCTAGAGTATTCAAGGGTAAAACTTATCTCAATATCTATGTAAGATTGGACAGTGAAAGATATGTCACTCTTGCACATGAAATGATTCATGCAAAGCAGATAATAGAAGGTCGTGAAATAGACGAAAACGAAGCATATGCCCTCGAAAGAACGCTTGACAATGACCGCTGATTTTTGGTATACTAACAGTATGAAAAAAGAAATAAAAAATGTAAAAAGAATCTTCGTTGATATGGACGGAGTAGTAGCAGACTTCCTTGCAGGTTGTTCTGAAATGATGGGTAAACCCCTCACCAGTGACGATGCTGGTCATTCTGAGTATGACCTCAGGAAAGAAGAATTAACAAACAAAAGACTTTTTGGACTATTACCTCCGATGGTAGATTATGCTGATTTGATAGGTTATATCAAACACACTGGTCTTCCTTGGGAGATACTTACTGCCGCAGGTACAGTCAACAGAGAGTTAGTTGTCTATGACAAAAACACATGGGTTAGAAAGTATATCGACCCAACAGTTGTTGTTACTTGCACTTACAGTGGAAGTCAAAAAGGTGCCTTTGCAAAAGATGGTTTTGTTCTGATTGATGACAGAGAGAAGAACATCAAAGCATGGGAAGATAATGGTGGAATTGGTATACTACATGAAAGTGCTGAGAAAACTATTGCAACGTTAAAAGAATTAAGAAAAGGAGACTAATATGAAATATGCATATCAAATAAACACTCAGAATGTTGAGGAGTATGGAACTAACTTTTACAAATATAAGGGTGGTTGCACTTATATTGTATCCTTCGATGTAACGAAGGAAATCTTCGAAAAAGATGCATATGGTCCTGGTAACCATGATTATTATCATGTGCCTTCTGTTACAGAAGCATCAGCATGTGCATTAGTCATGCAACATGTGAATAGGTTCAATGGACTTTCAGGTTCATTTGACTATATCACAGGTGTTGAAACTGTTCCTTATGAGGAAAGTGAATCAGCATACTTCTGTGGTTCTTTTGATGACTTGGTTGCAGAAATCGAGTCAGAAAAAGCAGTTGCCTAATTTCTGTACTAAATAGAAGTATGAATAACATATGGACATGGATAAAGTCCTTGTTTTTAACAAGGTATAAGATAACTGTATCATTCAATAAAGAATGGGGAGATGCAGACGATAGGTCGTATATCGTTAAAAAAGTGCTGGTTCAGAAAGAAAAGCACTTGAAATTTCGAACAGATGAAGATAAAATAGTAGAGTACAGAAGTTCTGCAGGACTAAATTATATTATAGAGGATTATGATGATTGAATTATTATTTTTAAGTGGAATATCTCTAATTGCATTGTTTAGTATTTACCTTTTACTTGCAAAGAGTCTAGAAGGTACTAAATGTATTACTGAACCCTACAGAAGCAAAAATGGTAAGTTAAGAACTGCCTTAAGAAACAGGAGAAATTACATAAATTGATATGAAAGAATTAGGAATGGCATTATTAGGAACACTCGCAATAAGTTTGTTCTTTGGTTTTAAGGTATATCCAGATTTAGAATACTCTGGAGTTAGTGGTGGTCATTCATGCACAGGTGAATGTTACGAAGAGTATGTCAGAATAAATGGCACTGCCTCAGAAATAGAACGTATTAAAAATGAACTCGCATCACAAGATGAATTCTCTTCAATCAGAAGTTTATGGGCAGGTTGTGCCGCATGTCATGGTCAGAATGGAGAAGGCATGGCAGTATTTCCAGCACTTGCAGGTCAATCAGCAGATTATATCATCGACAGATTGACTACATATAAGAACAGAGGAGAAGTAGGAGCAATGTCATCAACCATGTGGGCACAAGCAGGCATGTTATCAGAGCAAGACATTGAGACTATTGGTAAATTTATTGAGGTTGAATTGTAATGTATCAGTTTTTTATAGCAATCATACTTGTTCTTGGAGGAACATCATTTTGGTTGTATAACGAAAATCAAACACTCACTGAGAATAATCTAAAATTAAATTATGCAGTAGAGGAACAGAAAGAAACAATGAGAGTAATGCAAGAGAACTTTGAGAAACAAGGCAAAGCATTACAGAATCTATCCAGAAGAAATGCACAAATCGAAGCAGATAAAGACAAATATCTACAAATCTTATCAAAACATAACTTCGAAAAACTTGCAGTTGCAAAACCAGGTTTGATGGAATTGAGATTCAACAAAGGTACAGATGACGTTTTAAGGGAGTTAGAGAATGATACTAAAGAAATTAGTAATCTTGACAGCACTAGCAGTAACGATTAGTGGTTGCTCATTATTAGGCACAAAGAAATTAGAAGTTGTTACAAAACCAGTTCAACTGGATATCATGCAACCAACATTACCGAGAGAGATATCTCTACAAACTCCAAAATGGTATGTTGTATCAGAGGCAAGAATTACCAACCCATGTAAGAAATCAATCTCATTCGACCCTAAAAGATATAATGAAAAGGGTGAAGAAGAACTCAAAAGACCAAAACAATGTGAACTAGAAGATAGAGAGAATCCAGATTGGCCAGTCGGTTATACATATCTCGATAGATTCTTAGATGACATGAAAGCACAAAACAATGGTGATGTCGTTTTCGTAGGAACCACAATAGGTGACTATAAGAAGATGACGATAAACAACCAAGAAGTTCGTAGATATATAAGAGAACTAGGTGAAGTAATAATTTATTATCGTGATGTAACAATGCCGAATGGAGATAAGGGAGTCGGGATTGAAGTGAAAAAGAATGAGACCAATACAGACTAATCAAAGTTTACAAAATCATTATCAACCAGCAAGAGGAACAACATATCACTTGTTTCCTACACCATTTTTTCATGGTCAACTAAATCTTAATCTCAATGAAGTCAAAGCAGATATGGATAGACTCATCGATAAAGTCAAAGCAAAAGAAGGTGATAACGAACTAAACAACTACACAACGTATTTTGACCAAGATGTAAGACAAGAGGCACTTGGATTACCATGGTTCAATTCTTTTGTCAATCAACTCAAAGACACTTACATAGATTTTATCAGTCGTCAATTCAATAATCATGTTGATGGTCTATCAAGGCATGACATTCATTTCTTCTCATGGTTCAATAGATATGGAACGGAACACTCACATGCAGTTCATGACCATGTAAACTCTTTAGTTTCAGGAACACTCTATGTTGATGTTGATGAAGACTCAACCCCAATCAGATTTATCAACCCGAATCACAATGCAGTATTTTCTCACGGAACTATGAGTCAAGAGGTTTGTGTTGATGACCAAATGACAACTATGGGTAGCACATCAGGTTCATCACAATGCGAAATGGCATTCTTTCCACATAACGGAGACTTTTTACTTTGGCCGAGTTATATTTTGCATTATGTTCCTAAGTCACAACTCAAAGACAAACCTTACACAAGATACTCAATATCATTCAACCTCAATCACAAATTAGATTTAGGGTCATACGATGATGGTGATAATATGAGTTATCATTTTTTAAAACAGGAACCAAATGAATAAAGTATACTCAAATGATGAACTCTATAGATTAAGTCCAGTATTGAAACCTGAATTTAAAGATGGAGTTATATACATCGATGACTTTTATGAGAACGCAGAGGACATTTATGATATGATAACATCAAGGTCATATCCACTCTGGAAATATAATGCAGAAGCAGGTCAAACAAGAAATGGTGTTGACTATTATGATTGTAGAATCGTAGATAAGAACGGACATCCGACTAGAGAATATTTTAATGAGCATAATCGCATATTAGATATATGTCGAAAGTATTGGTGGAAAGGTGACTACTCATGGGATATGATTTACGAGTTCAATTGTTTTCAACCTATAAAAGAAGTATCAAATGAGTTACAGCATTACCCTCACATCGACTCACAATTAGGAACACCTGATGAAGCATCAGTGTTAAACTTTCTTGTCTATATGGACAAAGTAGAAGACGGAGGTACTGCTGTTTATGGTGGGGAATGGGTTACTAACGATGAGAACATCAATCTTCTATATCCAGTCGAAGAGAGATTCAAAATAGAGAAAGTTATAGAACATAAATTCAATCGTGCTGTAATCTTTCCTGGTAACTGTATGCATGGTGCATATATCAATGACTATTCTAAGTACAAGGACGACTGGAGATTCACTCAGGTGACGTTTTATAAACCAAAATGAGAACTGAGAGAGACCACAATAAGATTTGGATAACCCCAAATGTAATCAATGAGTTAGGTTGTAAACTACTCAGAGAAATTCACACAAACATAGAAAAGGTAGAAGTTGACCATATACAAGGCAATGATGTAACACCTTCAACACCTATAGATGACAATGCATCGTTCAAATACGATTCACACGATGGTAAAGAAATGTCAGTTCTCAAGGGTGATGAGTTAGATAAAGCACTTGAAGTCATACAAGAGGTTGTTCCCAATCACATAGACTTTGACATTGTCAATTATGCTCAGGTGATTGTATATCGAACTGATACATGTTTTCCGCCCCATAAAGACCAAGCAGATGATAACGATTATGCTACAGCAATCTTTACACTCAATGATAACTATTTGGGAGGCAAATTTACTGTAGAACCAGGAATTACAATTGACAGAAATATGGGGACGATGGTTGCATTCAATAATTCAACTGAAGTGTGGCATTCAGTAGAACCTGTTTATCATGGTGAACGATGGGTATTTGCAGTCTGGTTTGGGAGAGAAAATGTTTAGACCCCAAACTGTAAAATGTTATGTATGTAAAAAGGAGATAGAAGTCTCTGAAGTTAAATATCATACATCAATAGAAGAAGGTTCACCAGCAAAACCATTTTGTGGTCCTGAATGCAGTTTAAAATATTACCAAGAGAAAAAGAATGACTGATAAAGAACAAATACAAAATCGACCTGAGTTGCCTTGGGACGATTCTTTTGGAGACCACATACGAATATTAGACAACGTATTAGATGATGACATATGCGATGCATGTATTCATCAGTTCGATAATTTAGAGGAGAGAGGGTTGTGTCATACACGTAAAGACACAGGTTCTGATTTTCATCAGAGGTCTGATACTGCAATCTATTGGACAGAAATGGACCCAATGATACATAGACCCCTACAAGATATAGGCAATTGGGTTCAAAATGATGTGATTGATTCATGGCAGATAAGATATCCAATCATAGACTCTGGTGTATATCAAGGTTTATACAATGCACAAATGAAAATGCAAAAGACTCGCCCTAGTGAAGGGTATCACAATTGGCATTTTGAAGGAGGCACTACTCAATACGATAGAACAAGTTTACTTGCATGGATGGTTTATCTGAATGACGTTGAAGACGGAGGTGAAACAGAATTCTTATATCAAGGGGTTAGAGTTCCGCCAGTCAAAGGTAGATTCGTATGTTGGCCAGCAGGGTTTACTCATGTTCATAGAGGAAATCCTCCATTGAAAGAAACAAAGTATGCAATTACAGGATGGATAAATTTCATATAGACAAATAATAATTTATAGGTTATAATAGATTACATGGGTTATTTAAATTTAGGTTCAAGTATTAAATATGGACCACATGGTAAAAAAAGAAAGACAAAGGCATTTAGTACTAAATCAAAACGTACTAAATATAATGAATTAATATCTCAGCAACAAAAACTTTATGACCAAGTGATTGCTGAAGTTAAAAAAGATTATCCTTCATGGGAAGGTAATATAACAGGTAATATAACACCTAAACACGAACCAATGCAATATACAGGAGAACGTAAATTGTTAGGGATTGCGGCAATGCATAAGTCGAATCTCGTACCTGTTTTTGCAGAAGATGAAAACTACGCCAAAGATTTGGCAAAAATGAGAAGATAAGGAGAAAATATATCATGGCAATGCACATTGTTACAACTTGTACAACGGACGACCCTTCTAGAAATATTGAAGATGTTCGTAGACTTAAGAAATCACTCGATAGAAATCGAATACTTGAACTTGATTCACCTTGGACATTTTCTGTTATTACTGATTATTCAAGAAATGACATACGTGAAGCATTAGGTGAAAGAACTAAGATTATTCAAGTAGAGAGAGAAGATGAGAATGATGTTTATCATCACCCATCATTTTATGTGGGTTATGCATTCAGCAATTACCACTTCAATGCAGATGACAAAGTTGTCTACTTAGATGCAAATGCAATTGTCAAAATGCCTGTTCAAGCACTTTTATTCGATGGCGTACCTGATAGAGGTGATTGTAAACATGCATCGATTGATACACTTACATTCGAACAACGTGAGAGAATCGAAGCAGAGAATCTACCAGCAATCTATATGTGCGAAGATTGGACAGGTAAAGGTGATACGAAATATCTACCACATTTCATGATGTTCCATTATGGGCAAAACAATGAGATTGCAACATTGTCAGCACAAGAAGATGTCGTTGCAAAATATCCAACATTTCAGCATCTACTTGAAGCAGAATACAATGGTGAGTTCATAAGAACAAAAGCAGGAACTGTTGGAACTTATCGAGTCAATGACGATGATTATAACGATGACTTGATATCTGCATATGAGAAGAACGTGAGACCTTTTTTAGATAAAGAATATGATGCACCTGGTGGTGAAGAAGAAGAGAGATATTTTGCACGTGACCATCATTACAGAGATTTCTGTAAACAAACTAAAATTATCCATATCGATAGACCAGATAACGTTGACCCATTTGAGGATTACTACTTAGAACTTTGGTTACTGTAAAACGTGCCCTGTTCGTCTAGTGGTTAGGACACCGGGTTTTCATCTCGGCAACAGGAGTTCGACTCTCCTACAGGGTGCCACTATTTGAATGTTGACTTTTTGATGCCCTTTAACGATTTATAATCAAGCATCACATGAGAGGGATAGACACCACCTTGCTTATTTCTAATATTTAATTTGAATTCAAAGTAACTATTCTCAAAGGTCACATCGAGACGTTTACCATCTCCACGCATACCTCCATAATAAGCAGTGATTGATGAATTGATTGTTGCATAATTATTAATATGTGCAGGGTCCATATACCAGAAGTCGACACTTCCTCCTTCTTGCCCATGAACCATATAATAGTTTGACCCGATTGCTGTTTTCAGAAATGATTTCAGATTCGATTTATTGACGTGTTTTGTTACATCAACAACATGGTCATTCACCTTAGTGCCGTAATTATTAAAGATTCCACAGAACTTAGGTATGTCAATTCCAAATGTATTCAACAATGCTAACCCTAATTTATCTTTAATCATACCTGATTTAATCTCATCTTGCGATAGAAACGTAGAAACACCTGAGTTCATGAATGTCAGAGTTGACCCGAACTTAAGAGATAGATGTGATACACCACTATTTGCATGATGAACATTCACGTCAGTTAATTTTGCACCGTGTAGACGATGATTATTAGGGGCAATGAAAGGTGAACCCGCAGACTCACGGAGAGGTCGTGAGACGTTAGCACCACCCACTTGCTTCACAACATTCGCAGGACTCTTTTGAATAGCAGAGACCTTATCTACGATTGCTTCAGCAGGACCTTTATAACCATGAGAGGGTTCGACTCCATTAAGTATGTCAGCAATGTCATTGGTCAAATCAACTTCGAATTTAAGACCTTTATTGACTCTCTTACCACCTGCTGGCATGCCTCCAAACTCTTCAGTCTTCTCTAATTTACTTACACTGATGGTCTTCAATGCATTCTTACCTTTGTATTTACCTACGATTTCAAGTTTCTTTCCTTTCTCCATATTACGAATAATATCAGCAAGACTCTTATCATACTTTTTAAATTGCTTACCTGCTATTTTAATTGATGATGCACAAAACAACCCATTGTCTGTATTGAAGTAGCATTTCTTTTTGTTTTGCTCAAAGACCTTATCGACCAGCAAATCTGCTCGATAATCGTATTTCTTTATTTCTGCTAAACTTAAACTAGGCATAATACTATTTATGATAACACGACTATATCCCAAACGTCAACCCCGAACCACGAAGATACACCACGGCGCCAAGGAACCACGATAAAAAGATGAGCTTTGAGCTTGACAATAACCCTCACTTTTTCGTATACTAATAACATGATAAAAACATTAAAGCAACACGGACTACTAGACAGAGACTTTATCACAACTCTAGTAGGTTTATTCACATTAATCACAATAGGAGAAATCATATGAAATTATCAGCACTCGTAAACGAAGTCAACCAAGAGCAAGACTTATATCAAAAGGTCGATGAACTCTGTAATAGATTGACTGAAGTCATGCATAAGACATGGGAACACACTAAAACGACCACGCACCATACGTATTCAGAAGGCCGAAAATACATTAAAATCATATGTGTTGACGAGAACCAAAGACAAGTATGGGGATTCATTAATAAAACAAACTTTAAGCATTTCAAAGTAGGAGATGTATTAAAAAGTGCAGGTTGGAATACTCCAGCATTGAATCAAGCAAGAGGGAATCTCTTAGAAGGTTATGAGATACCTATGGGAACTATGAGACTATATGGTCCAGACTATTTAAAATAAGGAGAAACATATGAATATACTAAACTACACGTCACCAAAGAATGAATCATCACTCTTTAAGAATATACCCATAAAATATAGGCATTCAGAGGATATTGAGACATTATTGAAGTCAGGTTCATATAGGATAAGATATAGAGGACCTCGACACGATTGGTTAGCATTAACGACACTCAAAGCAGATGCAAATGCATTCAGCATATATCCAAGAGAAAGTAGAGGGTGGTGTTAGTCAAAAACCCTTTAGGAATGGGGGTTACGAATATAATTGGAGACTTACCACCAATGAGAATAATATATTCGTGTGCGAAAGTGTGTAATTGTGTGTAAAATAATCAATATTGTTGCACGTAGAACAAATGCGAATATTTCCTGTTTTGCTCAAGCGGTCAAAGGACACAGGGCAGGGAAGGACAACGGAAGTCAAGCGGACTTCGGATATATTTCT